GGTCACGCTCGATAGTATCCGCTACGTGATCGATTTGCGCACGATCAGCGATATGACGTACGCGACGATCAGCGCGAACAACGTCGTGATCATCAACAGCGTGCGGTGCGTACCAAACCGGCCGCTTTTGCCATACCGATACCTCGAAGGTCAGGGCGGCAACTTTGCGTTCTACACGCTCGATGACGAACTCCCGTACTATACGGCGTTCGGCGTGACGCACAATCTCGTGTATGCGAGCGCGGCCGAACTTGCAGCGTTCCGTGCAACGGAGCCTCAGACATGACCGCATTTGATGACCGTATCGTCAAGGTCGTATTCACCTATGGTCAGACTAAGGTAACTATCGACACGTCGACCGGCGATACGAACAATCCGATTTTCATCAGCGCGCAAGGGTCGTTGCGCGCGAACCCGTTGCAGAATTCCTGTTCTGTTCAGATCGGCAACCTGTCGCCCGATCTGCGCAATCAGTTAGCCACGCAGCTAACGCCGTGGAATCTGAATCAGGAACGCAAATCGATGCAGCTATTCGCAGGGCGTGTCAGCACGGGCATGTTTCTGCTGTATCAGGGTGACATCACGGACGCGCAACCGTCGCAACCGCCTGACATCATCATGAATATCCGTTCTCAGGCGAACCAGTGGTACAAGTACGACATAATTGCGCAGTCTCAGAACGTCCAGAATGCTGCGGTCTCTGACATCGTAAAGAACGCTGCGCAAGGCATGGGGCTGACGCCGCATTTCGAAGCGACCGACAAACTCGTTTCGAACTACAGCTATACGGGTTCGCGCGTAAAAGAAATAAATAATATCGCACAACTCGGCAATTACGATGTCTACACGAGCAATAACATGCTTGTGTGCAAGGATAAGGGAAAGGCACTAGAGAATCAGAATCACACGATCAGTGCCGCCACAGGGATGATAGGTCAGCCGACACCAACAGAGTTTGGGGCGCGTGCGGTAACGCTGCTGACGCCGGGTGCGATAATCGGGGGTAGCTTCACGCTGAACAGTGTGAAAAATCCGTTGCTGAACGGTGACTACACGATTTATCAGTACGGGTTTTCTATCGCTACGCGCGATATTCCGTTTTATACGATTCTTGACGGAACGCAACATTTTGACCTTTACAACAATTCTGCAATACCGCAATCATGACGACACCTGTAATACCGTCGCAGAATCCAGCCGATGACGATACCGTTGAAGGTGCGTTGCGGACCATCTTCCGAAAGGAACTGGAGAACACGCACGGGCAGCTACCCGCCATAGTCATGAATTACGACCGCACGCGCAATAAGGCTACGGTGCGCCCGCTGGTGCAGCTATTGAAAACCAACGGTGAAACGATGTCGCGGGCGTCCATTGTTAGCGTCCCGGTGCTGGCTTTGTCAGGTGCCGGGTTCGTACTGAATTTCCCGTTGAAAACGGGCGATCTAGGATGGATCGAAGCGAGCGACCGCGATATTTCGCTGTTCGTGCAGTCACTGAAAGAAGCGCACCCTAACGCCCTGCGCATTCATTCGTTCAGTGACGGCCGGTTCATCCCCGACGCGTTCAACCAGTACACTATAAACAGCGAAGACGCGAGCGCAGCAGTATTTCAGTCATTGGACGGGACGGTACGTATTGCGCTCGATACCGATCAGGTGCGCGTGACGGCGCCGCGTGTGCAGATCATCGCCCAACAGGATGTAGCCATTACGGCCGGTACAACGTTGACCATGACGGCCCCAGCGATTGCAATGCATCAGACTGGCGGGGGACCGGGCGCGACGTTCACGGGTTCGCCCGTCGTCATGCCCGATGCGATTATTGGCGGCGTACAGCAATCCACGCACAAACATGGCGGTGTGCAGACTGGCGGCGGTCAAACTGGCGGGCCAACTAACTAAGGGGTCGATATGGTTCAGAGTATCGCAATTGACGATGACGGCGACATGTATCTTGACGGTAGCAATAATCTCGTCATGGTGACGGGCATTGACGCCATTGCACAGAATTCAGTAACTGCGATGCGCGCTCAACGCAACGAAATGCAATATGCGATGACAAGCGGCATGCCGACCGCCGCGACGGCGTTTGATAACTTCGACCCTATCGCGTTTGAAGCCGCAGCACGCAAGGTACTGTTGGCCGTAACAGGTGTGTTATCCGTTACATCGTTCACGGTCGGAGCAACGGATAACAAGCTTCAGTACGCTGCAACGCTGAACACCGAATCTGGACCTACAACCATTCAGGGTATCGTATGAGTACACCATATAACTACATCGAAGCCACCGGCATCATAACTGCCGATACGTCGGATTTTCTGACGCAGGTTCAAAGCGAATGGCAATCCGCGTTTGGTGCTGACATTGCGTTGACCGCCGACACGCCGCAGGGGAAACAGATCACTGCGGAAACGACTGCGCGGACCCGCGTAGCTCAGATGATGGCTATGTTGTCGAACATGATGAACCCGAATCAGGCCGGGGGTGTGTTCCTTGACGCGTTGTGCGCTTTCCTTGGTATCGAGCGTGACGCCGCAACATTTACGGTTGTCCCTAATGTTGCGCTTGGCGGTCAACCGAATCTTGCCATTGCGGCCGGTTCGATGGTAGCCAAAAGTAATTCTACGGGGATGCTGTTCACTAACACGCTCGCTATCCAGTTTGCAACGGACGGCACAGCAGTAAGTGATTTTGAGTGTCTAACAGCGGGGCCGGTTGAATGTCCGGTCGGTGACCTTGAAATTGGCGTCCAGATTCTTGGTTGGGAAACGATCAACAATGCTAGTGCAGGCGTACCGGGCGAACTCGAAGAAAGCGACGGCTCGTTGCGCAACAAAAGAAATAACACTCTCGCGAAACAGGGCATCAGCACAGTAGAGGCACAAATTAGTGATCTGAACGACGTGCCGGGCGTACTGTCGTTGAAGTATCGCGAGAACTACACGAAAGTGGATGCCACTATCGACGGCATTTTTCTGCTTGCCAACAGCGTATGGGCATGCGTCGACGGCGGGGCCGACGAAGACATAGCATTGTCGTTACTGACGAACAAAACGGACGGTGCGAACTGGAATGGCGCAACGTCCGTGCAGATCGTTGAGCCCAATAGTGGGCAGACCTACACGGTGAAATTCGACCGCCCTACTGTTCTGCCTGTTCTGGTGCGCGTGACACTCCGACAAGGTACTAGCACGGCCAATCTGGTGACGGCAGTCCCGCAAGCCGTTGTCGACTATTCGAATGGTGTTATCCCCGACAACTTCGAGACTCCTTCATTGGTTGATCCGGGGTTTGTCGTCGGTGCGCAGGTGTCGCCGTTCGACATCGGTAGCGGCGTATCGCTGCGCATCCCCGGCGTGACCATATCGAAAGTTGAAGTCGCGTTTGCAGGTACGTCGCCGGTGTTCCAGACTACCGAACTCGCAATAGCCCTGAATCAGAAAGGGGCCGTTACGCTGGCTAGTGTTCAAACGGTGATCGTGTCATGACTTCACGCATTCAGGAATTCGACTACTCGATAAATCTGCTGCGTTCTCTGCTTTGGCAAGATAACAAGTCGCCGAAAATGGCGGCGTTGTTGAAACAGAAACAGACGTGGTACGACACGAACGTTAGTACTTTCTGGACTGATTGGGTTACTGACGTATTCGACATCCGCACGGCTAACGAGTTTGGGCTTGCGGTGTGGGCGATCATACTCGGCGTACCGACCAGTGTTATTTTGCCGCCGACAAATAAAGCAAACTTCGGATTCGGTTCGTTCAACAAAAACTTCAACAACGGTAATTTCGGTTCTGCGTCATCGTCCGTCGCGGGTCTTACTATCGATCAGAAACGCATTCTGTTGCGCTTGCGTTATTTCAAACTGATCTGTCGGCCGACCGTAGTTGAAGTGAATCGTATAATGAAATCGCTATTCGGCGATCAGGGTAGCGTGTACGTACTGGATGCCAACGATATGACGTACATAACATATATTTTCGGTTTTCAGCCGAATAGCTCATTGGCGTTCGTATTGCAAAACTTTGACGTTTTGCCGCGCCCTGCTGCGGTCGGCGTAAGATATTTAATCGCTGATCGTAAAACTTTTGGTTTTGGTCAGTATTTCGAGAATTTCAATAACGGCACTTTCGGAGCCTAAATCATGGATCAGAATTTTTTCTTTACGCCTTTCGGTTCGTTGGGCGACCAGACCGTTATTCCTGTGCCAACCGATGCCGGGGGTGCCGTCAGTTTTCAACAGGGTTGGGGTCCGGATTATCAACTTGACCAGGCCACGGAACCGAACGCAAAGCCGATTGACCGTTCAACAACGAACTGGTTGTTCTTCGTCATTACGCAAGCGCTTGCAGCACTGCAACGCACCGGTATTCCTGAATGGGTCACGCCTGCTAACAATGGCGGTGTTCAGCTTGCGTATCCGAAATACGCGCAGGTTCGCTACAGCGCTACATCACCGGGCGTGTCATTCGAGACGTATGTATCGACGGTCGACAACAATACGGCAGTGCCGGGAGCAAACGCGAACTGGCAACCGATTGCGAGTATTGTTGCGGCGGCGGCAGATGTCGTTGCAGGTACATCACAACGTCTGATCGTCACGCCGCTTACGCTCAAGTCCTATCCCGGTAACGCATCGCAAGTGTTCAGCGTAGGTACGGCTACGGCCCCTGCACACGCCGTGCGGTTCGACCAGTGGCAACAGTTCATTGGCGGTTTTACAACGTCGAGCAACATCAGTGGTACGACGACGCTAACTGCATCTCAAGCGGGCAGATTGCTGTATTGTTTGGCCGGGTCATCGTCAATTACTTTGCCTGCGCTGACTAGCATGCTTGGCGGCCAGACGATATACATTTTCAACTTCAGCACGCTTCCCGTTCCAATCGCATGTGCTGGGGCCGATTTGATGCAGGCCGGTAATCTTACCCCGGCGTCGTGCACGCTTGCCCCCGGCATGTACGGTTCGTTCACTGTTGCAACATCTGGCCCACGTTGGACGGTCGGCGGTCTGCTGTTACCTAGCATTACGGCATTGTCCGTTGTTACTGCTGTCAACCCGTCGGACGCTGTACCTTTCGCTCAGATGCAGGCATCGCAAGGGTCATGGGCGGGTA